ATTCCCAAGCTTCTCCGCCAATTTCAAATCAGCGTAGCGGGCGGCTTCTCTTTTGGAATCAAACACGATTCCATCAATGGTCCGCTCAATCTTCGGTGCTACCTTGTACTTCACTGGCATCTGCTAGGTCCTTTGGGAAGAAGTCATCTTTAGTCAATATGATGCCGCGTTGTTTTGCCGCAACCATCAATTCAATCTGGCGGCGGACAGGGATCAACCCGCCCGTTCCGCCTTTGTCCATCGGCCACATCCACTTGTAGATACTCTGTGTAGACATGGCTAACATTCCTGAGACGGCCCGTGGCCCTCCCAATTTTGTTATAACCCGTTTAGCAATTAAATGCGTCATTCACTTCCCCTAAACTTCATGTTGACAACCTATAGGCGAATGTGCAGTATGTCAATACCATTAAATGGAGAAAATTAAAATGGTCACTTATTCAAAACCTTGGACATGGGAAGAAATAAAATTAGTGTCCGACTTGGCGTCTAAAGGATATACCGCCAAAAACATAGCGATGGAATTAATCGACCGAAATAAAAACTCCGTTATTGGAGTATGTCATAGGCGGGGCATTGCATTACTAAACAGGACAATGGAAAAAGAAAAACCTTTGCATCCATTGCCAAAGAAAAAAACCGTTTCCAACTTTAAAATAACAAAAGCCAAAAAAGAAAGATTACCGCCTTTAAACATTTACGATATAAAAGAAGATGAAAACTTTGAGCCATTAAATAAAACATTAATGGATTTAAAGTATGGGGAGTGCAAAGCAATCGTAGGCCCCATTAAGAACTTTGAAACATTATATTGCGGCCACGAAACAGTAAAAGGTAAATCATGGTGTCAACATCACTTCCTGAGATACACAGTGCCGGACCGCAAAAGGGTGGCATGAGGCAGTCTGAATGGGAATACCACCTGTTTCGGAAACGCTTTATGGAAACACGGGAAGCGGTGTTCAAGGTTGCCCAATACCTTAACTTTGAGAAGAACCTGACCGTTATGATTCCTTCGATGGAATTGGCCCCATCTGTGCATCAATCAATTGAATATGCGGACCGTGGAGACATCATTGCCTACAAAACAACGGAAGGTGTGATTGATTTCACCCCGCATCCGATTGAGGTAAAACGTCGCAGGTTCGATTTCACGTCGGAGAAAGATTACCCATATCCCGATATGATGGTGGCGCAGAAAATCAACTGCGATAGGGCGAACCCCGCCGCCATTTTTATCGTTAATCATTCAATGACCCATGCTTTTGTGGTCAAAAGAGACACAAAACATTTATGGGACGTAAGATTTACCAAAGACAAAGAAAGGGGAAGTTCAGAAGACACATACACTTGTAAATTTAATTTAGGGGAATTTATAAAATTTTAACCGCAGTACTTGACGAATATGAGAAGTACTGAAATAACACAGTTGTCAAATGGAGAGACACAATGACATTAACCGCAGAACAGAGACTGTTCCGCTCCAAGTTATTGGGCGGTTCAGATGCTAATACAATTATGTCCGGAGACGAAGAAAACATCCTTCGCCTCTGGCGGGTAAAGTCGGGACAAGAAGAAGACGTTAACTTGGATGACGTGCTTCCTGTCCAGATGGGTGTGTTTACTGAGCCGTTTAACATTCAATGGTTTGAGAAGCAGACTGGTAGAAAGGTAACAGATAATGGCACACAGCGGACTTCTGCTGTTCATTCTTTTATGGGCTGTACTCTTGATGGACTAACCGACGGCGGGGAGACTGTGTTTGAAGCCAAGCACGTTTCCGCCTTTGCCAAAGAAGATGAAATCCTTGACCGCTACTACCCACAGCTTACCCACAACATGCTTGTCTGTGGTGTGAACAAGGCGGTTCTGTCGGTGTTCTTCGGTAACCATAAGTTTGAGAAGTTTGATATCAGTTTGGATGCCATCTATTCCGACATCCTGATTGATGCAGAACGCCGCTTCTGGGATTGTGTCAAAAGTGGCACACCGCCAGTGGCAATAACCGTCAAGGCCCCTGTGGATGCTGTTCGTCGTGTTGACATGACGGGTAACAACGCATGGGCTAGCTTTGCGAATCAGTTGAAGATGAATAGCAACGGCAAGAAGCTATATGATGAAGCCGCCAACAGCCTGAAAGGTTTGGTGGAAGAAGATATGGCGGAGGCTTACGGCTATGGCGTCAGCATCAAGCGGGACAAGCGGGGTTCACTTCGTCTGAAGGGCGAATGATGTCAGAAAGAATTGAAATACTCAAAATATTTATGTTGCCGGATGGATTTGAGATTGAAGTCCATCCTTTGATTCCCCGTGACGAAGGGGAGTTTGTGCGGGATAGATTAGCAGAAATGCTACCTGTCCTTGCAACCCAAATCGGTGATCCAGAAACCGCCAGAAAGTTCTCAATGGATAAGGGAAATGCTTACGGCGTTTTATTTGAAGTCACCAATAGAGATAAGACCAAGAAACCACATTAAAGGAAAGACCATGCGTAGTAGCGAATCAATCAATGAACTAGCAGCCGCCCTGATTAAGGCTCAAGGAGTGCTAAAGAACCCTGCCAAGACCAAGATCAACCCCCACTTCAAGTCTGCCTATGTAGACCTGTCTGACGGCCTTACAGCCCTACGGGAATGCTTCTCAAAGCATGACCTGACATTCGTACAAGGCACGTCCGTAATGGATGGGGTGATCATTCTCAATACCCGCATCATTCACAAAAGCGGGCAATTTATAGAATCGGACTATCCAGTAGGCGGCTTTGGCAAGCCACAAGAAATGGGTTCAGCAATGACCTATGCCCGCCGCTATTCCCTGTTTGCTATGGTTGGCATTGCGGGTGAAGATGATGACGACGGCAACGCCGCTCAGGCGGCAGAACTTCGCCCTATCAAGGGCAAGGCCCCTGCAAAGCAAATGGAGCCGGGTCTAAAGCCAGAAGATAGCACCAACCTGCTTGGCGTTATCAAGGGTGCAATGGACATGTGCAAGAACGCTGAAGAACTTTCAAACTGGACGACGGACAACAAAGACAAGATTGGTATGTTGCTCCCCGGCCATCGTTCAGAGTTGCAGGAGTATTATAAAACCCTGAAAGCCAAGCTTGGCTAACATGGCGGAAGTTATCTATGTCCGTAGGCGGGGGAGTAAGTTGGAACCTTGCTCCCTTGTGGACGAAGAAGCTTTACAGGAGTTCCCTGCGGAGAAAGACTTGTCTGTGACGATAAGTCGCACCCGCAGTACGAAGCAGCATCGGTTCTTTTGGACTATACTCAATAAGATATGTGAGAACCATGCAGAGTATCGCAGAGCAGAACAGCTATTGCTATGGCTGAAAATCCGCCTTGGATACGTCGAAGAGGTCCGGTTCCATGACGATAAGGTTTGGTGGGTTGCACAATCCATCAGCTTTAACGCAATGGATCAGGAAGAGTTCCGGAAATTCTTTCATGCCGCATTGGATGTCATTGTGGAAGAAGTTATCCCCGGATTGAATACGTCAGAACTAATCGTTGAAGTTGAACAGTTGTTAGGTTTTCGCCTAACCGAATTATGGAGTAAGTAAAATGGCATGGGAAAGTAAACACGGCGATCTATCGCTATTTCCAAACGACAATAAGACCAAAGACAGCCAACCTGATTGGCGGGGCAAGATCAACATTGATGGCGTTGATCACGATGTAGCCCTGTGGAACCGCACAGCTAAGACCGGAACGAACTTCCTATCGGGCCGTATGGGTGAGCCATCAAAGCCAAAAACAGCACCTGCTTGGGGCAACCGTAAACCTAATAATGCTATCGACGAGGCATATGGAACGCCTGAAAAGAAAACCTCCGTCAAGGACGCTTTAAACGATGAGATGCCGTGGTAAAGCGTAAGACGATATCAACCAAACAAAGGGTAGCCCTGTTCGCCAAACACGACGGGGTCTGCCACATCTGTGGAGGTAAAATCAGTGTTGGAGAAGCTTGGGACGTTGAGCATGTTATTCCTTTTGCGATGGGCGGGGCGGATGACGAAAGCAATTGGCGTCCATCGCATATCAAATGCCATCGAACAAAAACGACTGATGACGTGGGTAAAATTGCAAAGGCTAAACGGCGCGAAGCACGTCACCTTGGAGTTCACGTATCTAGGACGCCGCTACCTTTTGGTAAAAGGTCGGCATTCAAACGTAAATTAGATGGAACTGTAGTTAGGAGAGATGAAGAATGATGAGTATCAATGCGGTGTCAGATTGGATTTCTGATGCCAAAAGGGGAGATGAAACCACCTATTATACAGGGTGGCTAATCAAAGACAGGGGCAATAGTAATTCTGAATTGTCCCAAATGGCTAACTATGTTTGGTCCATGAAAGAACGGGGTCTTGTTTATTTGGCTCAACGAAAAGCGCCAAGCTGGACAAAACATCACGCAGAATATCATTACATTATGCAGCGTAGCAGCAAAGATAGAATTTAACAGGAGGTAAATAATGGAATTTTTTTACGCCATAATGAGACCATTGGTGCGGTTGTCTTGGAGGAACCCAAAATGGATAATTGATGCCCTTCAAGTGACTACATATGACCGAAATGGTAGGGCAGAAAAGAAAGAAATTGGGTTTAGAGTAAAACGGTGGGAGGACTTTTTCTTAACGTATGAAAATATTGCAACATTTGAAACGTTAGAAGAAGCACAAGACTTTATAAAAAACCATAAACATTTCCCAATTGACATGGATGGAGTTAACTAATGGCTTTAATATTACCAGAGGGTTTTAACCCGGACGAAAAAGAAAGCCCGTTAGAGAACATCTACGATCATGCTTTCCCCATCGCCGATAAGTTGTCTTACGCAATTAATGAATCCACTATGGATATGATCAAGGACGGCAAAGTCACAGATAGCATGTCGGATGCAATCATCATCCATTCCATTGCCCTGATGCTTATCGTCTGCATGATGAACCGTGAAGTCCTTGAAGACAACACCTTGGACATGACCTTTAAAAAGGTGAAGGGCATTACGCAGGATTACCTGAAGCACCTGCTTGAAGCAGGGAAGGAGAAATTTAATTGATCATTCAATTAAATCCCACCCTACCTATGTTGACCCCAAAAGGGCCAGCACTGGCTCATTTTCTGATCGATTACGGGGAAGAACATCATTTGATGTGGGTATGCATTCAAGAGAACTCCGGGGAAATTTGGACATGGCCTAATCCCCAAGTTAGATCGCAAAGCAACCCGACCTTTAACCGACCAAGAATACCAAACACAACGTCTGGCTTTACACATGGATCAGAAACTAACTCCCCAGCAAATGGTGATATGGACCGCCAATGCTAAACCAAGGGAGCAGCTATTCATGCTGCGCCTTATGGATACCTACGGCACTAAAAAGTTCACCGCCACCATTGATGAGATATCTAAGCTGACCAACACCTCTACTGGGACCACGATCCGGAGCCTTAACGGGCTGAAGGATTTGGGTTGGTTGGATAGCCAACGTATGTACAAAAAGTCTGGCCGCAATCTACCCGTTGTCAGTAGCTGCGAATACATCGTTACGATTGATGAAGAAAAGGAGGAGACTGACCCCGAATAATCAGTCTCCTCAAGTCATGGGAGGTGGCGCGGGAAAGGAAAAAAGACCGCGCCGCCTCTATTCTACCATTCTAAATGCTAAGTTTTCAACCCTTGAGACACGTCCACCCCATCCTTTTCCGAAGGTGGGCCAAGTGGGGAGTCCTTGGAGAAAAGCCAACCGTGCTTCGCAGATTCTTGTTGCAACTTCACGACCGTTTGCCTCTTCAGCAGCCGCAATTGTGGCGGGGCCGACATGTCCGTCTTGACCCACACCGCATACCTGCTGAAGGGTTTTTGCTGCACGGGTTAGCCCACTATTAACAGCCATATCAAAAGTGGCATAGTCAATGCCAAGAGGAAGTGCGTCGCCATTTATCTTATCCCAGTAGTTTTTCTTGTACAGGGGCGCAACGTCTTCAATAGTAAGATTCTTCATGTCGGCCTCCGTTACCGGATGACCGACCCAATCTTCCCATACTTTTTGAGTAACGCCGTGGTTCGTTCTACCCCCCGGATCGCGGAGATCATTAACATAACCGCCTTCTTCCTTCAAGACTAAGGCTAGGCATTGTTCAAAATTATCTTTCACGGCTTATTCCTTTGGAGCGGGGGTATGCTGGTGAGACGAACCAAAGTAATATGAAAGAACTAAGGTTAATGCAGCATCTAAGGTTCCAAGAACCCGTGCAATCAATTCCCGCATTACGTCTGGAATGACGCTGTTAAGCAAATGCCACTGGATGATTACCCAAGCACAAATAACGACCACCGCCAAAATACGGGGCGTCCAATCATGCGTCGCAATAGCCATCTGGCGGGCGGAGTTACGGTCATCAGCCGCAATACGCTCCAGATCGATGTCCAACGACTTCATCTGCGTCTTAAAATCGGCGTCGATCTTTTTAAGAGCCGCTAACTGATCCCCCGTTGGGTTAGCCAAAGCTGCCTGAATATCTTCTTCCGTGCCGTCCTCATGGCCGAATAAAGCACCAGACAAGGCTTTCACCGCCATGCCAGCAACTGGGCCACCAAGGGCGGTAGCAATCGTAGGGGCAACGGACCCGATTAAAGGGCCAAAAGTTTTAAGAATGTCCATCCTATTTCACCGTTATCATAAGAAAAACGCCAATTGCGCCAATACCTAGTACCAGAAAACCAACAATACTGCTAACCATAATTAAATCCTTCCGGTTCTCCTCTTGTTCTTTTAGCGCAGCAGCCGCCTGACGTGCAGCCTCCTTACGCATTTCAATCACCTGCCTTTGAATGCCTTCCCATGCTGCCGGGCCGTACTGACCCACAAACATGTTCTTGACATCCAATTGCATCTGCTGGGCCTTGGCCTTAACGGCATAAATCTTAACCGCCTCTGCCTCAAATTCCGCCTGAGACTGAAACATTTTCTTTTTGCGCGGCGTTGACGCAATAGTGACGATTTGGGCAACTTTGCTGAAAAGATTGCCCACCTTTTCCGCAGTCTCCATCACGTCCTTGCCCGCATCCACGGAGGACTTGATTGAGTTATAAATGGCGGTAGCGCCAGCTATAAGCGTAAAAGGGTCCATTAAATCCGTCCTTGGGCAATCCTAAGCGCATTAACGATGTGGTCATCATGTATATTAAGCATAGGTTTAGTCGAGTTATCTAACTCTTTTTTGGCAGCTTTAAATAATTTATCCACTTCCGGAATACGACCACCCGTTGCCCGCTTTGGGCGTTCTACTTCGCCGCCGTCTTTAAACGAACGGAACCCGCCAGCCTTAGCAGCTTTTATAAATTTCTTGGAAAAAACAATGCCTTGATGGGTTCCCATCTTGTCCTTAAATTTTCCTTTAGGATCAGCCAAGCGGAACAAACCCTGAACCTTGGCATCAGGGTCAAGGCGGCGGGCTTCTTTTTCTAAAACACGGGGCAAATAATCACGGTAATAATAACGGTGACCATCAATAACGTGACCATTTTGAGACGGCGAAAACATAAGAGGATTTTCTTCATCCAAAGCCGTCATTACAACATCTGATTTTTTTTGGTTAGACCCTTTCATGGCCTCCAAAATTCTTTTGGTTGTTTGTTTACCAAAAGCATCGTGTAGTCTTTCCATGTCGTCATCTGTCAAACGATCATGGCGGGGGAATACGCCAAGGTCTTTAGAGTACTTGTCACCTTTTACAGTTAACTGCGTTATAGGCTGGTTGCTTCTATCAGTGTCATGCGTAAGTTCAATTTGGTCTATGGGTTGAGCGCCCGCCCGTTCGGCGTTTCTGTACCACGGCGTGATACTAACCCCACTCATGCCTTCTTTCGCCGCGTCAGCTAGCATTTGACGGACATAACGTTTGGTAGAAGCTTCAACAGAGTTAGTATATGGTGCGTCAGCAATTCCACCATAACTACCGGAGTGGTTGGTCTTATAGCCAAGATACTGTTTTCTTAATGCATCTGCCCGGTCACCATGAATTTTACGTTCTGCGGCTGTTGTAGCTTTAGCTTCCGCTGCACTGGCTTCTTTCCAACGGTTACGCAATTCATCTTCTTTATTAGGATTATAAGGTTCAATATTTAATCCTTGTTTTTCGGCCTGTTGGGCGCGTTGAGGCTGCAATTCTTCAATATTTTTAAATTTTGCACCGTTAGGATTATTTGGCGTCGGCGGAAATGTAGCTACATTGTGCCTCATCCAGCCAGATTTATTATAATCCTCAGTTCCGGAAAAATGCGGTTCTTTAAAATTTAATCCTGATTCTGTTTTATCTTTTTTATGTTCCGCCCATTCACCATGAATAATTCGGATAGCTTCATCATCCGAAAATTTTTGATTAACATGTGATAAATAATTATTATTTTCGTCGTGAACATTTGCATTGTCATGTTCATCACGGTGAACAGTCCATTTTGTAGGATCAGCTTGCCATTCTAAAGACTTATCTATTTTCCTTTCTGGGAAATGGTACACGTCTTCTGTGTAATCCGACAGATGTGGATTATCAATGGAAAGGGTTGAGTATTGTGGCGTTCCCATACGTTTCCGATACATTTTTGGTTGTTGGCTTTCTATGTGTTGAGCCAAATCAGCCGGGGACATTTCACCCATGCCGCCAAACGTATCGGATAATTGAATATTCTTGGGATTGCTTTCCGGCGTTGTAATGCCAGTGTAACGCATCTCATCCGGATGGACGTCATGCCTTTCGTAAAGCGTTTTTATTATCTTTGCAATGTCCTGTTGTTTTTCCTGATTAGGAAAGCCACGAAGCGCTTCACCAGCACGGCTATAGAAACCTAATTCATTAACCTTACGGTTAGGGAACTGCGGGGCGTCATCAGGACTATCAACCTCGCCGCCGGGACCGTAACCTACGCGGCCACCTTCTTTGCGCTGTTGAGGCTGCTGGCTATTGGCGGCAATGGCAGCACGGCGGTAGAAATTAATGGTAGACTTATTGGTGAAGTCTAACAAAGACTGAACCTTCTGCCAGCTTGTCTGATGACCCTTAGATGCAGCAATGTCCCGTGCAAGCTGAATTGCGTCATTAGGGTTCTTGCTGTTGAACATTTGCAACATGCGTAATGCTTGGCGGTCAGCTTGTACCTGACGAAGGTAACCCAAGCCGCCACTTAGCAAGGTAATGTAACCTAGATCAGGGCTGAACGCGCCGCGGTACGCGGCATGCAAAGCAATATCCAACGGACTACGATCACCCGTCGACAATATGCGGCCAAGGAATGTCCTAACCTCTGGGGTAGAAGCAAGAACGTGGCTTGCATTTTCCCTCTTAAATGCATTTGCAACATTCAATGCGCTATTGAATTTATCAAAATTGCTTGATCCAGCTTTAACAGGTGCGCCCTGTGGGCGGAAGTTAAGGATTTCTTGAAGCAATTGGCGGTTGTCGCGGTTCTGCAATACGCCCTTCCAATTGACAAATCCCTTGCTGCCCTGAGCAATTGTCGAAAACGCCTGTTGCATGACGCCAGCCTGATACAGGCCTTTTTCAACGTCATTCATTTTGTTCCAACGGTTTAGGAAGGCAGACCGTTTTGCTGGATTCGTTTGATATGCGCCATCCGTTACGAACCGCATACCAGCGTCCAATGCGTTGGTTTCACCACGGACACTGCGGAACGATTGTTTTGCAGTATTCAACTCATGGGGAAGGCCTTTAGCAGTAAAATACTGCTCAACACCTTCGCGCATTTGTTTACCGATAAGATTATCCGCCACGTTTTGAGACGCTTGCAAGTTATTGGCAAGCATGTCCCAGTATTCCAGCGGAGCGCCGTTAGTCATGCCCGTAGGATGGTTGAACCCCTGCGTCTGGTATTTATTGTTTTGGTCCTTGGTAAGGAATTGGAATGGGTTTTCACCACGGGCCATACGCAAACGATTATAATCGTTTTTGGTAACTTCAACCATTTCTGGTTTAACAATAGGCAGCATGGCCGATAGCGTAGGGCTATCAACCACTTCATGCTTATTAAAAACTGGTTGAACTTCACGTTCCCAAGCGCCCTGTTTAACTTCCTCTGCGGTTCTGCGAATTTGTTCCGGAGCGGGGGCCTCTGTAATATTGTCAGGAAGGCCATGAGAACGCCGTTGAGCGTTTAAAGCATTAACGGTGGCCTCTTCATGCATATCATTAAACATGCTGCCCGCAGCCACATCCGCCATGTCAGCGGAACGGTTGGCATTAGCATACATTTCTTCAACGCCTTGGCGGACCTTGGAGTTTTGAAGGGAGTTTTTAACAAACCGATTGACAATATCAGTAGGCGAATTGGAAATTGCAGACCACTGATGAATGACGGAATTTTCTGGAGAAACGCCCCGTGCAGCCTCGTCGGATATAACCGAACGAATGTCGGATTCTGACAAACCGGATAGCGCACCAATTTTCTGCAACCGTGCAGCTTCATCGACAAGTTTTTGTCTTGCCGCCATATTGCTGGATGTCAAGCCAACAGAACTAAGAGCCTCATCGCCAACACCCATTGCGGAGCCAACGGAACCTAATGGGCGGGAAAGCGTTTTCTCTGCGGCAAACGGCGAAACCAAAGCGCCACCTATGCGGGCGATGCCTTCGTATGGTGTACCCTCCGTAGCTTGTCCCGCAGCTTCAGAACCTGCACCAGCGATAGCCGCCGTACCAAGTTTCTTAATAGCGGAACCTTCGCCGCCAAGGATAGTCGGGACAAATTCACCAATGGTGTGTGCATACGCGCCACCACGGCTTTCAGGCTCATAACTAGCCCCCGGCAAATACTTCTTGGCGGCAGCTTCCGTTACTTCACTGCTAGGCAATGGGCCAACCCAACCACGGTTAGGAGATTGGCGGGCCTCTTCTACAGCTTTCCAGTCTTCGTCAGCGGTTCCTTCCGGCAGATAGCCGTAATTCTCTAACGCCTTCTTGCCGTAATATGTGCCTTCTTCTTTTAAGTAACGTCCAGCACGGGCAATATCGCCGGGCAAACCAAGAATTTGAGCAGCGCCCAATTCAACACCAGCGCCAAGTCCTTTTGCAACGTCGGATGCAGTCGTATCTTTGTATTGTTTGGTTTTTGACGCCCGTTCTTTCTCTTCTCTTTGAGAAGTAACGCCAGACGGCTCATCTAAAGAAAATGAATTTACAATATTATCAGAAGCTTTTTCTGGCGCAGCACCAGCGCCCCCAGAAGGCGCTTTACCTTGTGGGGCTACGTGGCTGTCTAATGAAAAAGAACCCAATAAATCTTGATTATCCATTTTATTGTCCAGCGCCAAAGACCGAAGACATATTCTTCATACCAGTCAAATCATACGATATTTTGTCAAACTGCTCTGCTGTTAATTGACCGTGTTGGAACATAGAAATTGGCGTTTCATAACGGCCAGTTTCTGGATTCTTTATCCAAGCGCCTTCTGCTTTACCACCTTCCTTCTGATGGGCATTCATCAGCTTGTAGATAGCGTTTTGAAGTTTGACTTGGTTCTGACGTGGGTTAACTGCATAGAAATGACCCGTCATGTCGCGGTCTTGACCATCAGACTCTGCCGCCAATTTAGCAACCGTATTGGCATACATTTGTTTCGTATGCGCTGCGGTAAATTGGTTAGCTGCCAGCTTCTGCATCGTTGGAAGATTCAAGCCAATGCTAGGCAACGAAGCGGCGGTTGTTTCAAGCCACTTAGCTGCACGGCTTTCCGATGTTTGGTTTGCGGCGGCAGTTGCGAACTTGTTCATAATTTCCGCAGCAGACATTGTATCGGTCAACCCAAGATCAATACCAACCGTTCTTGCAGCTTCGTTAAGACCTGCAATTGCGGTGTAACGGGCCTTACCAGTCAAGCCCGGAGAAAGAGGCCCGCCTTGTGGCATGGCATGGATGGCGTCCATAACTTCCGAATAAGGAACGATGTTATCCGCAGCAGCACGGGCATCTTGTCTTGCCGCCTGAACTTCCGCTTGAGATAATTCATAATTCTTTTTCGCCAACTCAGTTTGCATAGGCATAGCTGCCTTTGCCTGATGGGCAAGCATCGTTATATTAGCAGCAGCGGTTTGTTGCGCCTGTGGATTGTCGGAGAAGTCAGGCACATAAGTTTCGCCGTTATACGGCTGTTTCATTACAATCTGTGCGGTTTTCCCGCCAACACCACCTGCGCCGCCTTGAACGTTTGTCCCGCCAGCCTGACCATCTGCGCCTTGAATGCCAGTAAGAATGATTGGGTCGTCCGGAGTGCCTGTGCCAGAAACAATAGAATACCCAAGGCCCATTGGCTGAATGCGTTCTTTGGCCGTTCTTGCACCAGCTTCAATGCCCTGCGACCGGTGAAGCGCAGACTCAGATTCATTCCGCATCGTGGCACGTTGCTGATCTTGCTGTGCAAGGATTGTATTGGCGTAATCATGCCCTGCACGGGCAAGGTTAGAACCAAAATCACCACCAGCAAGCAAGTTAGCCCCAAAATTTAATGCAGCCATCTGGCGCATATCAACAGGAGGCGGCGCGTTGTACCATTCTTTAATGCCGGGAGCGACATCACGTTGCCGCGCAACAGGTGCTGCCGATGCGGCTGGTGCGGCCTCTTGACCTTCATCAGCAACATTACCTGCGCCTTGATCCACAGCAAATGATTTGGTGGGATCAATTGGCTGAGTTTTTTCGTATGGCTTGGTATACGTTCCCGATGCCTTCCTTAATTCTGCCGCCTGTGTTGGGGCGGCATCATACGGTCCAGCATTTTCCATAGAACGATACTTTGGGGCAACGTAATTTGGATCAGCAACATATTGTGGTTCTGTGGCAGCTTTAACCACCGCTTCTGCCTTTGGTGCAATATATTCATCTGCGCTTTTTACTGCGCTTGAAATAGTGCTGCCTAACTGCTGCAAGGGAGTTTTGAATCTGCTTTCAACAACAGGTGCTGTGGTTGTTGGTTTATTTTTTGAAACCTGTGCATTGTCGTCTGGTTCATCCCAGCTATGAACAACAGGCGCTTCATCAACAGATATGCCAGTGCCTGTTTGAGCATGGATACGACCGCCCTTAGCTGAAGGAAGAACGCCCTTTGCCGCCAAAGCTTGGAGTTGTGGACCAAGAACGCCAGCGCCGGAACCAGAATAGTCCTGTGCTTGTTGTTCAATGTCCGTTTCAGTTGGCATCCCATATTGCATATGAAATGGCTCATACCCGCCAGCAGCATAATGATGCGGCTTAATACGACCACCACGTTTTTCTGAAGAACTGGAGTCATTGGTTCTTGCATCACCAAAGCCACCTTGATCATTTGAATTGTCAGAATTATCAGGCGCTGGCGGACCCGCTGGTTCGCTATAAATATTGGCGCGATCACTTGACGTATCCCGTGCAGGGGCAGCTCCCGCGTCAGGAAGGCCAAGACTATAACCTGCATTGCCCAGACCCTTGCCGTCAGGAGCCATTCCGGCGACCCCCGGAACGCCACTTGCACCTTGTATGTCAGCCAACCCTTTGGAGTATTCAGGGTTAGAAGGAGGCGAAGGCGGATTAGCTGGATCAAAAGTTTGAGAGGGAGTTGGAATAGCGCCCTTTGAATAAGCGTTTTGCGCCGCATTCATATAATCGGAAACAGTAGCATCCATTGGCAAGCCAAATCGGTTGCTTGTAAAATTCCGACCAAGAACATCAACGGCCAAAGCATTTGGATCGGCATTTTTCAATGCGTTAAATCCACCTAAACCTTGATTATAAGCAAGACCAATACTTCCAACGGTTGCCTTATTGCCTTGAGCATTTGCAATATCTGCGGAATATTGAGCAGCAGAAGTTAACGCCGCAATTGGATCAAATGGATTTTGCAAACCATATTTTTGAGCAGTCGGGTCTTGAAATTGCATTAACCCTTTAGAAGTTCCCGATGGGTTAGAAATGTTTGGATTATATGTTCCGCCAGTTTCAACATTTGCAATTCCAGCCAACGTCCCTTCCGGCAAACTATATTGCACTTCAAGATCATGTGCTATTTTTGCATAATCTCCTGTAAATCCTGTTGAACGGGAACCTACTGAACCTGATGGCATAAAACCGCCATATCCTTCACCTGCCGTTTTAGCAGCGGGAAGGTCTGCGCCGTTATCCGTTGGTGTGCCATAAAATCCTGCACGTTCGTCAATTGGTCTGTCTGGATTTTCAATGCCAATTGTTCTTGCACCACTTACGCCAGATGCAGCCGGGTCAGAACTCATTGAAGATACAACGCCTGTATAATTTGGATCATATGGGGTTGTATTTACGTTTTTTTCATTTGGATTGTAATTTCCTAATGCGGAACCAGCTAAAGCGCCAAGGGGGCCACCAAACAATCCACCTAAAATACCGCCAATTATACCACCGCCGGGTATTGCTCCTGAATTAAATGTATTGCCCGGTCCGCCACCAGCGTCATATGGGCCGTAACCACCGCCACCAACGGGACCATTGCTGCTCGTAAAGTCTGGAGAATAATCAGCATTACGAGCCGTAATTGCGGCATTTCCTTCGCCGCCGCCACCACCACCCGGTGTTCCTACTACTCCAGAAGCGTCCGCTACTGGGGCATTTACCTTAGCGGCTGCCGGAGCATTGGCCGTGGCTGCTGTCTTTTCCCAAGGAGGGGTAGCACCTTGAAATGACTGCTGATATCTACGATACAATTGTTGCAGAACATCATACGGAGCGCCCGCAGCGACTGCATTATTGTAATCATTATATGCTTGAGTTACGGGGCTTACGGGAACTGCACCCGCATCTGCATAACCAGTACGGCCACCAGACGCCCGTTCAACACGTCCACCATCTTTTAAGCCAAAGAGACTTCCAAAACCGGAAGTAAGCGCACCAATGCCAGCCGATGCCGCAGAATATGGATTAGAAGCGGAAACCGCTCCGGGGTTGGAAAGCCCACCAAGTATGGACAGACCACCTAAAAGGCCGCCAGCATTGCTGACAGTAGGTGAATAGCCAGTTGTCGTCCCGCCCATTGCAGGAGCAGCACCTGATGCCAAGCCAGCGTAGTAGCTGAGTTGTTGGTAAGGGAATGCCTGTTGGTTCATATACTGCTGATAAGCAGTCGATAGACCAGCCTGTTGTTGCTGCTGTTCTGCCGTACCGTATCCGTACTGAGCGTTAGCTTGTTGCAGGGCGGCTTGCTGACCCTGTGTGCCAAGGTTTGCAAGGTTGAGACCTGCATTGGTCATCAAATTGCGATTCTGCAACTGAGTAGCAAGGTCCGTTTGCTGTTGCTGATTGAACTGCTGTTGTGCTTGGTTGTAACCCTGACCAAGAAGGTTGGCAATCGTTGCATTGTTTGCCAAGCCCTGTTGGCGGGCCAATTCAGCCTGTGCAATACCAGCACGGTCGCCACCAAATGCGCCCCGTTGGATTGCATTGCCCAACACTTGTTGCTGTTGTTGGGCATTGGTTTGGTTGATGTTGGCAACTGCTGAACCCACCACATCATTAAGATATGGATTCATGTATTGATTGACAGCGCCCTGCGAAAACTGCTGCATTTGTAATGGGCTGGCCGCAGCGCCTACTAAATTAGTTGCTGCTCCAAAATTAGGAGCCGTATAGCCCCGCAAACCAGCGATAGATTGACCTGCCTGAGCCTGATTAGGCGTCATAGGGGCAAGCAACCCTGCATTGTAATTAGAGTACTGTGCCGCAGTGTCTGGGGTATATTGCGGGTATGGTTGATTAGACTGCGTTGCTGCGCGGCCAAGAATGTCCGTTACGGCGTTCTTTACAGCCTCTGGCGGCTGATACGTCGTCGAAGCCTGTGAACCAAATAATCCTTGGCATAATGAGCCCATAGCCTAAATCCTACTGTACATGGTTATCAGGTTTTTCATTCACATGATTGTAAATGAAGAACGCGCCAGCTTTACTCATTTGACGTTCCAACAGTTTGATTTTTGCTTCTGTCCGAACGTTGGAAACAATACCCATCAAAAGGGGAATACCCACTTGATCAGAATAGTTTTTGGCAAAAGAAATTAATGATTTTGCCCTTGTAGAACGACGATATTTAGGTGCGACAAAGTTAAAAACGTCGTTTAAACACCAAGTTTTAGCGTACCAAAGTTTGTCAATAACAAGACAAACAGCCGCCTCTAAACCCTCTTCGCCGTCGATAACGCCAATGATGCCATTTTTGCCACTTAATACGTTGGTTACCATGTCTCTAACGGCATCATAGTCCATTTCAAATAGACCATTTTCTTCGTGCATCAAAGCAAGAAGAATCATTATGTTATCAGCATCTTCAACAGTGGCTAATCTGACCGGATAATCCATCAATCTCTCCTTGGTCCGGGCAACTTGCTAAGAGTTTTAACAAGATGCTTACGGACGCCTTTTACGAAATTGTCCAGATAATCGTGGCCCCTATCCATATTGCCATTACCTAATTTTTTAACGACATCAGGGTGAATGACGTATTCGCCGCCAGCAGCGACAATAGGAACTGGACGGTATTTTCCAGATAAAACTGGACCACCATCAGCAGCCGCCTTTTGCGGCGCGTTGATTTGCCCTAAATTTTGACTGCTTCCAAACATTTTTTGCATAGAGCCGTACTGACCCAAACTTGGCTGAGAAACTTGTGCAAATTTAGGGGCTTTTGCACTTACACCAAATGGACCACTGCTAAACATATTGTTGATCAACTTAGTGCCAGCAAGCGTATTGCCTTCGCCCAATCCGGAAACAATATCGGCTGGTAACACATATGAACCTTCAAGCACGTTCATAGGAATATGATCAGTACGCCCGCCAACTGCCATAGTAATAGGACCAACATGGCAAGGGGTCGCCTTTTCACGGGCAATTTTATCAGCCTGTCCAGCCGCTCCGCCAGAAGCCATTTCAGGCGTGTATGTAAGTGGGTTTTTGCCCGGTGTCTCATATGCACCCCGAATAAATCTTTCCCCGCCAGACATGTCAGCAGGTTCCCAAATACGTGCAACATAATCTGGATTTAGGTTGGACGTATCCGCGCCTACGCCAATGCGGCGCATTGATCCGCCACCTTCTCTTCCATGAGATGGTTCAGTATAGTAAATAGCCTGTTGGAGTGGGCGACCCGGAAACAATTTACGGGCTTCGCCCAAAGACCCCGGACGCATATCGTTGGGATCATTGTTAAGAAATTCACCCGTATCACCAGCTTCTTTAGATGCGGGTAAATCAGGTTGGCTTTGAGATTGTGCCGACATGTGGGCGCGGCCCTTAGATGCGGCGGCATCTTTGGGGATAATAGGCGAGGTCATATGCGCCCGACCCGTGGATGGAATCATGCCACTGGTAATTAAGGGAGCGTTGTCGGAGCCGCCACCCTCATCCGGACGCGGGGGATAAGGACGTGCAGACGGGTCTAATGCCCTTACAGCCCGTGGATCAGCAAGCTGCGAACCGCCGGATGGCTGTGTTGTTTGCGTTCCGTCATCATCTAAACCAAGCATTGTGCGCTGCAATGGGTCAGTAACTTGTTGCGATGCCCTGTTTGTCATAAAAGACGGCATAGGCACATTTGCCTCTGGCGGCGTATACATTGGTGGGCTGGACTGACGCTGCGGGTAAACAGGCATCGATGACCTATCGCCTACGCTGGGCTGGTCAGAAAATATTTGCTGATCTGGGTATTGTTGGGAAGACGCATAAAGGCCAGCGCCGTAACCTCTTGAACCATACGTTTGGTTAATATTCCTATTAATTTTTACTGCATTTGTAGGAGAGTAACCAGAATAATCTAATCCATTGCCATAATTTTCATTATTTGGCGGCATTCTTCCATATGGTCCAAACCCGGTTTGAGCCGCACCCGTATGGTCAGGATATCGTTGTATCCGGTTAAGATTAGGGGCTACCGCAGCAGGTCGAACAGTCTGCGCTGGAGTAGTGCCAAATTTGCGGAAATAATTCCGCATATCTAATTCTTTGTGAACTGGGCCGGGACCGGGGTTAGGAGCAAATCCTAAGCTATTGAAAATATTTTGATATAACTTAGGAAGCGATGGAAGGTATGAACCTCCACCTGTCATATCATCATCATTGCTATATGGGTCGCTCATTGCCGCCTCCGTAATTCCATAGAATTACACTAAAATTTAAAATTTCGATAGTCCTGTTAGGTGTATGTCAAGGAAACAATTGACCCTGTTCCCGTCACAATTGTAAGCCCCGTCGCAAACGGTATCTGTATTTGGTATATGCCAATACCCAAAGTGGATGGGATAGCGTAAATTCTATTACCCGAAAGAAGGGTGGAATTGTTGGTATCGTAAATATACCCAGTAGTAGACCCGGCTGCTATAACAGAGATTGTTGCCAACCAGCCGGAGGACGATTTAATGATTTGAGTCGTAGCGGCTGCTATTTCCTTGGTATTCTTGGAACCATAATACCCCGTCCGCAAACCATCGTAGTTTGCTATGGAATTGAGAGCCACAACACCATTCTTTTGGGCGGACAAAATATCGTCTAAGGAAGCCATTAGTATTTCCCATCAGGTGCTGCGCGGTAGCGTATGCCGCCAAGCCGCCAGAATGTGCCTACGTCATTAGATGATATGTTAATTGCTATCAAACGCGCCCTAATACGGACGGATATGTATTCAGTGGCTTGCGTCATAGGATACGGCCCGTAAACTATTGGGGTGTCTCCCGGATAGTTTGTCGCATAAAACGTCATATTGACCGTAGCATTATTGGTTCCGGAATACGTACCCCACTTCATGTCCGGCCAAATTTGGTCAACAAACATAATATTATCAGCGTTAGCTATCTCAAAATAGCCCGTTTGCATGGTGGAGTTCATAGCCACCGCCTGAGTACCATTGGCGGCGTCATTGCCTATTTCATGTTGATAAAGGTAATTATCAGTTCCAGAACCAATGGGAGGCCCAAGCACAGATTGATCAATCCAAGCAGTACGACCCAAAGAGCCAAAGTCCCATTGGTTGAGAACCGTATTGTATTTAACATATGAATCATTTTCACCATTTGCGCTGTTGGTGGAAGGATAATACCACGTAATTTCATTGAATTGAGAGTTAACTCCGCAACGGATATGTTGCGTATACGGAATCCCGTTTGCATCATTTCCTGTTTTTAAATTTTGATAAATCACATCCCAAACTGGACAAGGCATAGGTTGAGGACCTTGACCAGCGTTCATGAAGAATTGTTTTTGGGACATCCAATAAACGGTATTATTTAACTGACCAACGCATTTACGACTAATCGCACCGCAATTTGCCCCAATTTTGTTAAATCCGTACACCAATGGCGCACCGATATATTGCATCGCCCAAAGGTCCAAATCCGTCCAAATCAAACCCTGTTGCGCGGCCTGAACACAGGTTACAATTTTAGAACCCGTAGGAATCCGGTAGCTACCCGCTTGATTCTGGGCAGTTCCAATCCAAACCGTACTATCGGAAACATCTGACCAACGAATAAGAAGAGGGTCTTGTTGGAGCGTAAAAGACGATCCCCAAGCTACCACCTGCCGTTGTGGCATAGCGACAAATACGCCATCATTAACTAATGGAGCCTGTGAACTAACCAACTGTGCGGATGCTACGCCAGAATTAATGGTGTAAGAATAGATTGCGCCACCAGCGGGACAAGCAATCAAGTTCTGTCCAAAATTGTCCAAAGACCAATCTGAAGCGGTAATAGGCGTTCCCGGTGCAGCCGTGGATGACGTTCCAAGGCCATACCCGCCAACACCATAACCACCTACGCCGTACCCCGTACCAATAGGTTGGGCGCTGACTGCGTTATAATAATTTATGCTTGCTTGCCCTGAATTAATGGGAACTGGGCCAGCCGTTGATGTGGCGGTATTACCTACGGAAAATGTGAATGTATTGGCATCCGTTACGGATAAAACGGTGTACAGGCCATAAACAACCAAGCCACCTACGGACGTGGATACGCCTACATAAAATTGACTACCCGCAGAATAACCGTGGTTAGCAAATAGGCAAGTTACAACCTGTGATCCGGAGGATGTAGAAAATTGATATACAGACCCGCCGTAAGCCGTAATCGTCGTAGACCCAGCAGACTGACTAATGCTTGTTGTCCAACTTGCTCCCGCCCCCGCCGTAAGGGTTGTGCCAGTTGTTACGCCAGTGCCAGACAGGGATTGGCCGATGACCAATGTGCCGCTGGTAACGGAAGTTACGGATAATGTTGTGCTGGAAATAGACCCAACAATAACTGCTTTAGAAACCGTAAACGTTGCTGGAGATGCAGCGGTAATCGTGTAAGTCGTCCCCGCAACGGAAGTAATAAGATAAGGACCCGTAAGAACAATCCCGCCCACAGACACCGGGGTAATAAATTCAACGTAATCCAATGTTGAGGCAGTTAAGTTTGGATCAATAACCGTAACCGTTGTAGACCCAACAGTCGTAGAAAAATTAGGCGCAATATTATCCGCATAAATAAGAGGGGTAATATCTTGCAAATTTCCGCTGGTCAGAAGTGCCAATTCAGATGTGCAGCCAATAGCCAAATGGTTTACGCCATTGAGATCAGCGTAACCTTTTAGGGCGCGGACGGTGGAAGTTAATGGTGCGTTATAATACGCTACCCATCCGCCCAACTTCTGTGGCAAACCAAGCTGATTCCTGTCTGGAAGGAACCGAATAAGGTTGGTTGATGACAACGCCGCTTCGTTCAAAACCGGGGTTTTGATTACATCAACGCCCGGAATGAGTTTCAGGGTACTCCGTGCCATAGGTTAATTCCTTGGCGGTGTAGCAATAGGCGACGGTGACTGTGACCCCCAAGCGGCGGATTGGAACTTTTTACGATACTCTTCCACCATAGCACCCTTCAACAGAGCCTGATATTGCTGTTCCCAGTTTACAGGCATTTGTTGATCAGCACCAGTAGAAGAGAAGTTACGCTGATAGCCGCCAACGTAAATCATAGATGCAGCAATAAAAATATCAGGAAGATACGTGGATATGAAAGTGGAGTTATTGCCGTTTGTAGCGGTTCCGATGGATGTCGGATTACCCAACGCAGACGGCAATGTAATCGTAATGGTAGTTGTACCAGTTACTGTACATGTGTACGGGCCATTATAAGTGGATGGCGCAAAATTGTTCAGGTAAACCGTATTGCCCGTCGTCAACCCATGAGCCGACGAAAAGGTAATTGTGGCGGTTGTAGATGGTGCGGATACGGTAGAAATAGCGGGCAAGAACCCAAGCGGGGCAGAATGAACCGTTCCCGTTAAAGTTAGTGGATAAGATGCGTTAGGATACGGCCCAAGAAGAATGTACTGGCTTGTGTTTCCAGTCGTGGCCGAATCACCGCCATACACAGCAAAGACACTTGGAACCCCTGAACTGGCCGTACTATTATATACGGATTGGATATATTCCTTAGCCACTGGCGTCAATGGATAGTTTACACCACTGTTATTTACCTGAATCGTCTGCAACGTAATGAACGCCGCCGTAGGTATTGTGACCAGATTGCTGCCGGAAGTGGTAGTGTACGATGTTGAGTCGTACACTTGTGTTGACAAGAAATCGATATCCCGTTGCATACGCAATTGGGCATAATTGATTGCTTGCGGCAAAATGGTCAAGAAGTTGGTATCAGTCGTGGGAACAACCGCCAAAGTAGATATTTGGTTAAGGTAATCCGTGTAATTCACGACTGCCTACTTTCATTACTGGGCGGGCTGTTCGTCCGTAGGTGCTGCTTCAACAACTGGAGCAGCGGCAGCAGCCTGAATCTGAGGCTTTGCCTGACCGTGAAGAAGATTAATCAAGTCAGCAACTTCAGCATACACGCCAGCGCCAAGATGCTTCAGCATGGTATTAACATGAGCAACAGTAAGTTTAAGTTCTAATTCAAGGTTTTCCATTTATCCTCACACAACAGTCCAGTTTGATGTTCCAGAAACCGTCACCGTCACCCCGTTGGCGATGCTGATCGGCCCTCCAGTTAAAGCATTTTGTGACGCCGGAATAGTGTAACTACTTGTAACTGTTTGATTATTAAGGTAAAAAATACCGTTAACAGCACCAGCAGATACAACCAATCCGTCGTTGGAATAGTATATACCATTACCATCAGAATATACACCAACACTATAACCCTGTGTGATTGTAACAGAATTTGTACCGGAACCAGCGGATGCAGCCGTAACAGTATACGGGCCGTTAACGTCGTTACTGGTTGAATTAGTTACAATCCATTGGCCGCCTTCAGCAGGGAACGTAAGTGTAATATTGGCGGATAATTGGCCCGTAAGCAAAATACGCATATTCTGACACTGGCTGGATGTCAGGGTAACGTTAGAATTTGTTAACGCAACGGAGGTCGTATTACCAAAGGCGGCATCAATTGTCGTGAAGTTAGCATTGAGTGGGATATCCCACGTCGGCGACGTTTGATTGTAGGATGGAAGCGTAAGTTGTTTATTGGTGGTTGTCGTTGACATTACTTATCCACCTTCTGTTCAAGCCTATCAAATATCTTAGTCAACATGGCTTCAATGCGGTTTAAGTGGGCCGTTAGATCATCCTTGCTGACGTATTTTGTTGGCAGATCAACCCGTATGTCATTTATCATTTGGCGGTCACGTTTTTGCTCATTGACGATTTGAGTATAGAAATACCCTACCGCAGCAAACCCCGCCGTAATAAAAATATTAGCAATTTGCTGCCAGTCCAAAGCCATTAGGTAAATTCCCAAATACGAATCATACCAGTTGCACCTGCCGCAGAATTACCACTACCGCCACCAGAACCACCACCATAACTCATGCCAAAGAAACTTGGGCCACCCGCTCCAAAGGCTGTAACATAAGTAGGTGTTGTCGCTTGGAAACCAAAACCATTAGCGCCTGATGCGCCAGTGCTATTTATGTCACCATTTGTTGCAGTCCCACCGCTGCCACCGCCACAAGTACCGCCAGTGCCACCACTTTGCGAACCACCATTTCCACCATTTCCGGTAATAGTTGTTCCACTTACCGTAAACGTAGTGCCTCCTCCAGCATTGCCATTATTATTTGCACTGCCTACCGCTGCTCCACCAGCGCCAATTGCGTAGGTATATGCAGTGCTTGGGGTAACGGTAAAATATTTTGCAGCATAACCACCGCCGCCACCGCCACCTGCGCCGTTTACGCCACCAGAATTACCAGCCGCGCCTGAACCGCCGCCACCAACAAGTTCAACATAAATTGAGTTGCAGTTAGACGGCGTTGTATATGACGTACCGCTGGTTTTGATTTGTGGTGCGCGGATAAGCCCACCCGAAGACGCTGCAACAGTTACCCATGTCGGTGCAGCACCCGCACCAGCAGATTGCAAGTACTGACCTGACGTACCCTGTGACGCAGACATTGGAGCAATGACCCATGCAGAGCCATTGTATGTTTCAAGCTGAATTGTGGTCGTATTAAAGCCAGTCTGCCCTTGGTTTGGGGAAGCTGGACGGGTTGCTGTTGTCCACGTTGGGAACGTCTCACCATTTTGACCGTTTAGGATAATGCTCATTCTGCGGCTCCAATGGTAAGTTTGCCTTCTGCAACAAGCTGCATAATGGCGGCGTAGTCAGGATCATCTGGTGTAAATGAAGATACAAGGCGGCTTTCAGTCCTACCATCTTGTAAAATTCTATTTACAACTGGATTGTTTGTATTAGGGACAATTTGCCAATCTGAATCAATCATAATTCACACCCTGTCCAATAAAGCGTTGCATTGTTATTTGGGTAAAGAAATGTTGCATTTCCAGCAACCAAACCAGATGCAGAATTTATAACTATTTGTCCCTGAGTTGTTTGAGCTGTGTTAAATGAAGCAGTTCCGTTTGCGGTAGAGGCTCCACTTGCATTCGCGGGAAATAATGAACCAGCCGTTAAAACAAAACCAGTTGGGGCAACACGGGCAGTAACAGAAAACGGAATATTAAAATAAGCTGTTGTTGTAGACGTACACATACCCAAAAATTGAGTTTGTTGACCATTTAGTAATTGTTGAACAGGAAGATACCGCTGACAATCAGCCAACTGCTTGCTGTATAATGGCCGTTCAAATGGTGTGGCTACAGAGCCTTGTTCAAGCTGAACGCTTGTGATGTAAATATAATTGGACGTAGATGCGGAAATCTGTTGTTGGCCTGTTACTCCAACATATGTTGTACCTGTCCAAGAACCTGCTGCTCCAAGTAAATTGGATGCCGCTCCCAAAGAATAACGAACATATAGGCCAACGCCGTTAGTTGTTAACCAAGTTCCGGTCGTATCTCCAACAATAGTGACGTTGATTGTCGTCCAAGTATTTGCGGAGGAAATTGTAAATGAAAAAGGGTAAAACCTGTTTACGGCACTATTACAAATAGAACCACCAAAAGTTCCAGTAAGATTTGAATAAACCAAAAATGAAAGCGTTACAGTTTTGGCGTTTGCTGTACCCCAAGCCAAATCGCTAACATTAAACCCTTCAATCGGCTGAGTAAATTCATATGCTGTACCGCTTGTTAAAGTAGAGTCAGCAGTTGTTGTTTGGATGCCTATATAGTTAGTAAAACCAGCGGGAAGAGTTACGGAACCTTTGTTCTGTTGGGCAGAAAATATAGCAGATGTCCAAGTTCCGTTTGAACCAGAACGCCAACGATCAACGGTAAAAGTACCCGCTGCACTTAAAGAAACCGCAGCCCCACTATTCCGCTGATCAATCACCATATTCCCATTGATAATACGGTTCCGCAGAAACGACGACGACCCATACGGCATACCCGTAGCAACAAGGTTTGCGCCGCCTGTGACGTTACCTGCCGTGTCCAACGTAAGGTTGGCGGTGGAGGATGAGGCGTTCTGGATGACGGTGGTGTTTAATGTAGCGACCATGATTTACTCATAAATGATGTTGACAGAGCCAGCATTGAACGTGTCAGTGCCATTAACCGTATTAAGCGCAATTCTATCTAATGTTCCAGACAACGAAACGTATCCGCCGCCAAAAATACAATAAGTTGTGCCAGTACTATTAAAGCCTGTAAAAGAAGAAACCCAATTGTTGCCGGATACGTTAGTTAAAATCATATTTCCAGAAACGGTATAAGTTGAACTATCATGAAAAACAGCAAACCCGGCTGTTGAATTGGTTGTACCAACTGCTGAATAAACGTAAGATGATTGCGACGCATACCCACTGGTTGTCAATGAACCGCTACCAATCCTAACAAGAAATTGGCTTGATCCGCTTGTTGCTACAGCGTTAAAAATAAAAGTGATGCGCTTCACATAAGATGGGATTCCGGTAAATGTAAATCCTGTACCGGACGCAGTGGATTGAGCGGTTCCTGACGCCAACGCCCCCGCATAAGTTTGCCCAGATGTATAAGCCACTGATCCCGTGCTTGTTACAAACGGGGTAGATACGCCATTGGTTCCGTCTACGATTACGGTCATGTTATGCGCCCCTCAATAAGCAACCTTGAAAATACGTTAAAGCAGAGCCAGCCACTGTATTTTGTGTTGCTGCTGAATTATAAGCATAAATTTCAACATAGTCAGAAGAGCCATTAAGAAACACTAATGCGCTTACCGACGATTGTTGGTTGGTTGCTGATTGTGATCCTTGTTTCCATCCAGAACCGTTTTTATAAATAGCGGGAACAATAGTGGCCGCATTGGTTGCATAAATACCCGCTGAAATTTGATAATACCCCGCCACAGTAGGGGTAAAACGGGAAGAAGAATACATACCACCAGTGGTGTCAAATTCAGACGATGTAAAAGTTACTTTGCTATAGGCGGCGGATGTCAAGCTGGACGCAACACTTTGGTAATACGAAAACGCTGGACCCGCCGCATTAAGCGTCCCCGTCTGTGCAGCAATCGTTACTTGGTTGCTCCCCGCTACTGCTGGAACCAATATCTGTACTGAGCCGCTTGTGTCGCCGTTAAGGGTTATACTGCTCATGCCCATGTTCCTATTGATACGTTAGAACCAGATGCCGCAAGTGGGTAAATTCTCATGTATGACCCAGAATAAGTTGTATAGGCTCCGCCGGGAGCGGCTGAAAGCGTATATTGCGGAATAAATGTGCCGCCAGCGTTAATAGAAACAATGCCATTTATTACAAAGTACAAACTTAATGCAGCGCTTGTTTGCGCCCCTGATATAACAGTTGATGTTGTAACATTAAGAGCAAGTGAATTTGCACCCGCATTATTACCAGACAAAAATGCACTGCCTGTGCTATTCCAAAGTCCTTGGCATAGAAAATTATTAAATGTTGCTGTTCCGCCGCCAAAACCAAGTGCTAATGTGTGTGATGTTGTTCCGGCGGTTTTTGATAAAACAAAAGCCATATCAAATGCATATTGCGTTGACGCAGAAAGAGTTACACCCACACCAAAAATGCTTTGCGCAGAAGATGAATTTGACCCAACATACCCAGAATTGGTGACATAAATTTGCTGCCCCGGAATCAAACCAGCGTTTGCGCCGTTATATGCAATTGTCGTTAACCCTGTCGTAGCGACGTTGATTGTATTGGTTCCGTTGGTCTGCAATTGGATAATGCCACTGTTATCCGCAGTGGCTACAAGACCGGATGAAGTTGATGCGTTAAGGATCGTAGCCATTAGAGAACCACCCACTTGCTACCGCCGGGAACCGTAACCGCCACACCAGAGGACACAGAAATTGGCCCTGCTGATACGGCGCTATATCCAGATGGTATAGTATACGAAGTTGATACGGTTTGATAGTTAACATAAAACGGGCCAGTATTCACTATAGCGCCGGATGAGTTAATTAAAGGAATTGTACCAGAGGCGGCTTGCAAGGTCTGCGTCTGCGTTCCCGCCACAGATGGTGGGGAAATCGTGACTTGACCTGATGTTGCGCCGTTAAGTGCTAAACTACCCATTAAACCAACTCCGCTAAATATCGTTCTTTTACCACGTTAGCTTCTTCTTTGGTAGCGTAATTTCCAAGAAATACACGTTTGCCGTTTACCGTGGCGCGGGATTTGTAAATCTTTAATCCTCTGCACTTATCAAAGTGCCAACGCTTCATAGAAGTTTCTCCGCCAGTTTTACCACAATTAGGGCAAACAATATCCTTATGTTTAAAACCAAGCAGTTTATCACGTTTTAATGAACGGGTTTTTTCTGACTGTATAAATCCTAATGGCCCCGGACCGCCTTCTGACAAATTGACTAATTTGCAACCTTGTTCTTTATAATATTCAATTAATGCCATTTCATGGTTAAAGGCTTCTTTTTCTGTTTCAAAACGTGAAACAATTTGAATAAGTATACCATTTTGTTGTTCAAACACTTCCCGCCAAATCCAAGACCGTTTACCCATAGAAAAAGCCCGGTGACCCGTTCCTTTGCCAACGTAAAAAACTTTGCCATCAGGAGAGGCATGTGTGTAAGTGTAATACCTCATACAATTGTCCAAGTGCTTGAAGACGGAATGGTAACGACGGCAGAGGAAGAAACGGAAACTGGACCAAATGTGCCAGCGTTTGTTGAAGCAGGTATACTATAAGATGTATTGACTGTCTGCCCATTATTCCAGAAAATTGCATCAGTTCCGCCGCCCGTTGCGCCGCCCCCGATAGCGCCCCAAGCAGAGCCATTATAACCCTCAAACGATGTCGTTGTGGTGTTAAACCGCAACATGCCAGTTTGGCCCGTTGGTTGGTTGCCCGTTGTGCTGGCGGGAAGGACAATTGCGCCAGTTGTCGGGAATGACACAATGCCCGTTGTAGCAATAGACAGGGCCGTCACAGCGCCGTTATTGCCCACCTTCATTACAATGGAGTCGGTGGCGCCAACGCCCGTTGTTGACTGCAAGGTAAGTGACGAACCCGTACCCGTTCCGCCGTATACAGATGGAGCCGTTATGGATGTAACACTTGGTGTGGCAGAATAAGCTGGAGCCGTACCCGTACCAGCCGAAACTAACACTTGACCCGTAGAAACAGCCGCCAATTTAGAAAGGGCAGTTGTCGTAGAAGCATACAACAAGTCACCAACGGTGTAAGATGTTTGGCCCGTTCCGCCATAGGTTGCGCCAATAGTTGTCCCTTGCCAAACGCCAGTTCCAATGGTGCCGACGCTGGTAAGTGAGGATGAAACAACCGTGGAATTAAGTGTTGTGCCAGAAAGTGTTCCGGCTGGTGCAATGACTGCTGCGGTTGAAACCGCAGTAAGCTGACCCTGTGCGTTGACCGTAAATGTAGGAATGGCGGTAGACGAACCGTAGGAATTTGCCGTTACCGCCGTATTGGTAATGCTAAATTGGTTGGACGAAAGCGTAAGGCCAGTTCCAGCAGTGTATGTGGCTGACGAACCAAACTGAACCCAAACAAGTGCTGTCGTGCCGACCGTAATAGGAAGCGGCGTTTGTTGAACCCAAGAGGTATTGGTGTTGGCCGTGCCAGAAATGACGTAAACAAAATCGCCTTGATCAATTTCGTTAGTGCCAGTGCCGCTGGTATCGTAGTCCGTTGCGCGGATCATGGACCAGTTGGTTGATCCAGAACCTTGATTAGTTAGGACATAAATACCGTTATACGCGCCGTTGCTTTCGTTTTTAAGCAAAATACGCACAGCATTGGTAACGTCAGTGGACGTAAACGTATGGCCGTCAATAACCAAAGCAGCCTGTGCGCCAGCATTTGTTAAGGTAGCGCCAACACCAGATGAGCCATTGTTATATGTTACGGAACCAAGGTCGGCTGTACTTGCGTAGTTACAGGCGGGGTGGAAGTTAATGCCGTTAGCAACCGAATCAACATAACTTTTGTTGGCAATATCTGTGGCGTTAGATGGCGTCGTGCTAATTGTACCCGTTGTCATTGCAACGCTGGTGGCAGATGCTGCGCCCAATGTTGGTGAGTTTGAAAGAACAACTGACCCAGAACCCGTGGAAGTCGTAACGCCCGTACCGCCATAAGCAACGCCAACGGTTGAACCTTGCCAAACGCCAGTGCCAATCGTTCCTACGCTGGTTAAAGACGAAGAAACAACAGAAGAATTTAATGTTGTACCGGAAAGCGTACCAGCCGGAGCAATTACAACCGCCGTTGATGCAACCGTTAATTGTCCTTGGGCATTAACGGTAAATGTAGGTATAGCCGTAGATGCGCCATAAGACCCAGCTGTTACCGTTGTATTGGCAATCGCTGCCGTCACATTGGTTGAGCCATTAAATGACGTACCAGATAGACCAGTGCCAAGCGTCAAAGTTCCGGTCGTGCTGGCCGTAATTGTAGTTGACCCGCCCAAGCTAACGGAATTTCCATTAATCGTAATGCTGCTGTTTGCTAAACTGGCATTTGGGATTGCAGTATTAATTGCAGAGGATGGAATAGATATTGTCGTATTGGATGCGGCAGTTAATTGGCCCTGTGCATTTACCGTAATTGAGGGAACGGATGAGGCTGTTCCATAAGAACCCGCAGTCACGGTAGTATTTGCAATACTAATAGTACCAAATGTTGTAATAGGTCCGCCCGTAAGACCAGTTCCGGTGCTAATATTTGTTACAGTTCCAGAACCAGCCAACGTAGACCAAGAAGGATTAGCACTTGAACCGCCGGAAATAAGAACAGCGCCCGCAGAAGAAGGCCCAAGAGGAACCCAGTTTGTTGCGCTGCGGTATAAAATAGAACCCTGAGTGCTTGTAAATGCACTATCAAACAACGCCGTAACAGACGTTGCTGCCATTGCGTTGCCTGTTCCCGTAATATTTGCAAGAACCGTATTGGCAGTGGTTGTCCCAAAACCAAGCATGTTTTGAAGGTTTAAAACAGTTAAATCCGTCGGATTGGCCGACGACCCAGTATTGTTGCCCTTAATGGTGTTTGCCGCCATAGGAGCAAGATACGTATTATCAATGCTGCTGGTCGTTAAACCAATTGTACCAGACGACGTAATAGTGCCGCCTGATAGTGGGGACTGGGCAGTAATTGACGTAATACCCGTGATTGGATACGTTTGCTGCGTATATCGCGCAATCTGGTCTACGGTTAAGTAAACAGTCGTACCGTTTTGAACAGCAGGAATTTGATTGTTGGCCGTTGCCGCTGTTGTTGAAGGCAGGTTTGAAATGGAAACATTTGACATTTACGCACCTGTCTGAACGATTTGTGTGTACTGCGGCGGTATACCAACGGACGCAGTCACTATACGTGTATTTGCCCCCAAAAGTCCACCAGAAGGTATAGCAGAATTGGCTTGATATGTAAAAACGGTTTGCGATCCACTTACTGTAACACTGTACATTCCCATCGCATTATTATCTGTTGTTCCCGTAACTGATACTTGGCTACCAGTTACAAGGTTATGTGCGGAGGAAGTAGTTACTTGGATAGTAGTTGTTCCAAATGCCGTAATAGATGTTACGGGCAAAAGAACATTAAAAACCGTTTGGTTAATGAGCGGCATTAGCGCATTTGGATCAAGGTCCGCTGGCTTACCAATAGGTTGAACCGTAAGATTTACACCATCTTCCGTAATCAAATCCACGTTAGCGGGAACGGGAATGCCAGTTGCGGTGTTAATGGTAAAGCCGGGTTCCGCCAGATTACTGGTATTGTATATGTCATACGAATCCGGGCGGGCGTTCAACACAGGAACCGGGTCTTGTGTAGTCAAAATAGGCTTTAACTGAGCCTGTGGCTTGTCATAACATTTTTCGCACACCAAAAATCGTAGATTCTGTAATTGCGGGCCACGGTAATCAAATTGGAATTTCAACGCTTTATGATTGTAGATAAAACCGCAACGGTCACACCGCCCCCATGCTGATGGTGCGCTTGGATTAACAAAGGCATGGCCGTGGGGACGGTACGCCATGACTACGACACCCTAAAGTAGCCAGAAAGTCCGGGCATAATATACAAAGGAACGTTTTCCGTATCCTGTGTAGCAGCTATCGTATACGCTTGCTGGGCTTTAGCTTCCAACATCTGCATGCGTTCTGGAGCATAAATAGCCGACAAACGTGCCGCCAAACCAGATGCCAAGGCATCCATCCAACGGTAGGGAATGTCAACCGTCTGTGCGTCCGTTAATTCAGCATCCTGAATTTGCGTCACAGCATAATAATTCAACGTATAATAATTTGATTGATCCGGAACAGGCCACAACGTAACCGTTGGATTGATTAAACGGTCAAACCAGAACACCGTAGGCGGCGCTTGCTGCAACTTATTAGGCGTTTGGCTGTACTCTGTGCGGGAAATAGGCATAATAACACGGTCAAACTGCGATGAAGTGCCAGTATTCTGCTGAATAACGGCATCAAGTATCATCACAACCTTTTGCGGGACCGTGTACGTCGTCTGGCCCTGCACTAATGGTACAGAAATTTGCACAACCTCCCACAGGTTTACTCCTTGGTTAGCCCAAGAAGAAAACATGAGATTGGTTTCAAACCGCGCATCCGTCATATGCTCTTGCATAATGGCGGTCCTACGAACACCGCAACGTGCAAAAGCATTCAAGACGACTTCGCCAAGCGACGGATTAAAATTGTATGTGCCGCTGGTGGTCATTTTTGCCTCAATTTAAATTAGAAAGCGACCATGCCAGCCTGATTGAAGTTAACATGAACAGAAGCGGATGTATTTGATCCAGCATTGCTAATATAACAACGAA